CCACGCTGCTCGCCGTTTTAATTATCCTGGCCATCTACTTCACCATCATGAAGTTTTTCGGAATCCAAATCACATGGCCGATTGTGCTGCCGTCTCCATGCCTCAGCTGAGAATCAAGCAAACCCCCGGCGCTCGCGGTATGCGGGTGGCCGGGGTTTATGTCTACGAGAGCGCTGCGACAATCAGGCCTTGGGGAGCATCAGCGAGAGTTCGAGCTTCTTGGGCCCCTGTGAGATGAAAGCGATGCAGCAGGATGGTGATATTCCCAGCTGCGTCTTGTATTTTTCATATTGGATTGTGGTTATGTATCCGATTTCGGTGCCGTCCAGCGAAGCCCAGTATGTGGGGTTCCCTTTGTGTTTGCCCTTTGGGATCTCGCCTTTTCCCAATGTGACCCATACGAATGTGTCAACGCCGTATGTTCCGAGCTTGTCCTGATAGAGTTCCTCTCCTAGGACCGAGACCTGATGCTCCGCGTCCAAGCAGATGTAGCCTGTGGGGCAGTCGTTCGCTGCGAACGGCGTCGTGGGGGAGCAGTGCAGGATGATTTCGTAGCCTCCGCCGTTCTTGCGATATACCGCGGCATCGCATGTCGGATATCTGAGGTTCCTTTCCATCAGTTTCATCCAAGGCTGCCATAGGCGGGTTTCCTCTTTTGCGATGTAGCCAACGAGGATGCCATTGATGGACACCGAGACCGCATTCCTGTCGTACTTGTTATTCGGTTCCCTCAGTATCGCCGCGGTGAGCATGAGCGTGTTGTCCCATGCTCCCATCGGTGCCACCTCGCGTTCATGCCCGCTTATGGCATTTCTGATTGATGACAGACGGTAACGCTCTCCGACGATTGAGGTTCGTCCGACGGGCAGCATGCGTACGGGCGTTAGACCATCGGCGCTGATGGTATCGATTGTTTCCGTGTCGTTGTCGGTTTGGGTTGAGGGAGCGTCGGCCTTCTCGGCTGCTGTGATGCAGACATAGGCAATCAACACTCCCAGTATGACGATGATTATAAACATATGTCGTGCTCTTCTCTTTCAGGCATATGAAATACCTCGCAATCTTGTTGCGGGGCTTTTCCGGAACGACGTCGTCACGCGGTGTGGCTGGGCTTGTCGGATTCGGTCTTGTCGGAATTGTGATCTTCGGTTCCGGTGTCCGCATCATGCGTGTGATCGATGGCAGCGAGGATCCCGGATTCTTTGATGCCGTCCTTGACGGCCCATTTGATGACGAAATACTCGATCATGCATGCGAAAACCGCCACGACGAGCATGAACAAGAAACCTTCTCCAGAGTCAAACATAACCTTTTTCTCCCTTCAAAAAACGGTCAGACAATAGTCTACGCTTCACTGCACGCACACGCCGGAATCGTACAATAGCTGCCGGTAGTCGTTCAACACCTGGATGGTGACACCCAATTCCACTGCCATCATCCACGCATTGCCCTCGTACACCGTCTCGGCCATGCCGTAATCCACCGGCGATATCAACGCCAACGCGGTCTCCCTACGGCAACGGCGCTCGCATTTCAACCCATACTGCGTGCCGCACCCGGGGTCGTGGTGTCTGGCGTGTATGAGCTCGTGGCACAATGTGCAGCGGCGTTGGCGCTGGTTGAGCCAGTCGGCCAGCAGGATGAGCCCGTGACGGTCGTCGTACAGGCCGCATATGTCGCGTGGGAGGTCCGTCGATTCGACGGCCAGCCCCATCTCTCCGGCCTGTGCATGCAGGCATTCGATGCCGATTGCTCTCACTGTCCCCATTCCCTACGCGGCCAGCTCCTGCGGGGCCCTCTTTGCCAGCTGCGAATACGGGATCACGTTTACTCCGCAGTTCGCGAACGCTTCGGACGCCCCGTCCTGCAGCGGGCCTTCGCGGTCGTCGCCGATGACCACGAGCTTCGCGTCGGCGCGTTCCTTGGCCCTGCGCGTGTCCTCCCAACCCCACATGATGTTCCTTACGGCGTCCTTGTCGAACTTGTTCGGAGCCTGGCAGAACCTCGTCGGATGGTTCGCGCTGCGCTGGAAGATGAAGTCGAAGCTGTGTTCGTATCGCGACACCCCGCGGATGCCGACGCTTGCCGTATAGAACACGTTGCATCCATCCAGCACGGTGGCCACGTCATCCGCGAAGTATTCCGCAACCCTCCGCTGCGCGGCCTCCATCATGGACCCGACGCCGATGAGGGCCTGCGCGTAACGGTTCATGGCATCGCCGCGTCTTCCATCCGATTCGAGCACTATTTCGTCGTTCTTGATGCCCGCACCGTATTTGCGGGCGATGCGTTCCATGCGCTCGCGCCTCGCCTCTGTGATTGTGACGCCGTTCTGTCGGAACGATTCGAGTGTGTACCCGTCGTCGGTGAACATGATGCCGTCGCCGGCGGTCTTGGCATAGAAGATCAGATCATCATTGGAGTGGTCGAACATCGGGAGCGTTATCTCCTTCCACTCTCCGAGGTCCTTGGCAGAGGACTCGTGCTTGAGCCATTCACCATACTCCTCGATGAGCTCGTCGGGCTTGATGCTCTCGATGCTGTTCATATCAGGCTCTCCTGGAAGACTGGTCTTTTGATCACGTTGAACTTATCCAATAAGGCTATGGTAGCGTCCACGAATCCATCGGACGTCAGATCGGCCGGATACGCCACCAAATCATCGTCTCCCTCCCTGTATACATGCCAGTGAGTACCCGATATCCGTGTGCCGTCGGGATTGTTGTGCGTTCCGCTGTTGACACATAAGCGTATCAGCGGAATTCCCAGTTTCGTGATGCGGGCTGATATCTGATGCCTTGCTGCGTTCTTGGTTCCTTGGAAGACGGCGATGGTGAATTTCTCCCCGTCATCGGCTCTCACGTGGAATTCCGCGTTATGCTCGCCGGCCGCCGGCATTCGAAACACATCCTCCACGGCGTTCTTGACGGCCGTGATAAGCCGTTCGGCCTCCTCCTGCGAAAGAGTGAACCTCGGCTTCCTATTCTTCCTCGACATGTCCGTTCCTCTCACTCGTCCGGCGTCTCGGCTTCGAGGCGTGCGTTCGGATCCTTGTTCGCGGCCACGTCATAGTCTTCGGGATGCGCGGCGATACGGTCGATGAGATCATCCGTGATCTGGTTTTGGCGCTCGCGGGCCTTTGCGCGGTTAGCACGGTCGACAAATTTTTCAGCCTCTTCAATGAGTTCATGTGGATTGATTCCGAAGACTTCTGAAAGTTGAGCGATTTGCGTCACCTTTATGTCGCGCTCATTTTTCAGCATTCTGATTAGAGTGCGCTCCGGCACGCCAGATTTCTCCGAAAGATCTTTAATGGTTAATCCTGCTGCAGATCGTTCTGCGGCAATTGCCTTTGCAGTCGCTTCGTTAATGTCCATATGGACAGTATAGCGACTGAAATTCTGCTATCAACTGCCCATTTGGGCGTGTTATACTTGCATACTGCCCAAATGGGCACTACTATGCAAAGCATGGACAGCATGAAGTACTCAGCAACAGTCGCAAGACGAGTTGGCAAAGCTCTTTCCCGCGCAAAATTCAGCATTTCCGAAGCATCGGAGAAATCAGGAATTCCACGAGTCACATTGACAAGGAGGCTCAAGTATCCGGCGTCATCGCCATTCACGGTTCGTGAATTGCATCGAATTTCAGAAGTCGTTGGATGTGACGTCAGCGACTTCTTTGTCAAAGAAAAAAAGAGTGAATTTGTTAAGCGCTCGCCGACGGAAGCGATCGAAGAACAGAATCAGGCGCTCGCCGACGAATGAATCGAAAGGAGAATCCGAGATGAGCATCAACATTCCGGCCGAGACGGCGGACGAATCCATGAACCCGATTTCCGTTGAGGAATTCGAACGCCTGCACCCGGCGATGCTGGGCGCGATAAGGAAAGCCGTCCGCGAGGAATTGGAACTCTCTCACGCGGACGGCCGAACGTCAGCTGATGTTCAGCGCACGTTTGATCTTCAACTGGTCGTTCCTGATGCACCGCTGGTATTCGGCGATGCCCTGCACGGCATCGGCCAGCGACACGATGGCCTGCTGAATGTTTCCGGATTGCGCGTAGGCCTTCGCGTCATTAGCGGAATTCACTGGATCGCGTTGCATATTATCACCTCCCTTCTTTGCGCGGGTCTGCTCATTCTCCCACTCGGCAGGAAGGCCCTCAAATGAGAGCGCATCGAAAAGGCAGCCGGCGCTCGCTGACGCCGCTTGACACATCACAAATAGGGGAGAGGAGAAACGCATGCGAGAAACAAGCCAGCCATTGATCGATACGGTCGCGCTCGCTCACGAGATCGCCAAGGAAGCCGTCCGGCAGACGGCATACGCGCCACGCTGGGTCAGTCTCAAACAGGCCAGCGCGATGCTCGGCGGCGTCGACAAGAAGACCCTCCGCAAATGGGCGAGAGCGGGACGGATCAAGATGCGCCAGCCAAGCGGATACCACGGCAAGGTCATGGTGTCCGTCGCATCCATTGAAGAATTCGATGCCAACGCCGGGACGCGCCGGCGCTAAGGAGGCAAACATGCGCAAGGAATCCAAGCCGAAAGACCACTCCGCCGTCATGGTCATCCGCGACCACAAGTGCGGAGCCGACGTCAAGGCCGCGCGAATCAGCATCATCACCGACGAAGGCCACCTCGCCGGAGTGACCATCAGCCGCGCAGCGCTCGAATCGCTGCAGACCAGCATCGGCCGTCTGCTGCGCGAGATGGACGAGGAGGAATCATGACCAAGCTCGCACACGCCATCCTCTGCCAGCTCGTCGCCGCCATCTGGATCGCCGCCATCTGGGTGCTGTACTGCACACCGGCGTGCACGCATCCCATCGAACACCTCATCGCCGCGCCGATCGCGGTGCTCATCCCCGCGGCCGTCGTCACGTGCCGCATCTGCTCGGATCCCCGCGTCATGCGATGGCTGGAGCAGCAGAAGTGAAGGACTTGGATGGCTCCGCTCACATTGCGGCATGGACGTGTCTCGTCATGCGCGTCCATGCGGGAGCCACCCAACCGTCAAGGGAAAGACGCTAAAACCGGCCGGACGGGTCATCTTCTTCTTCTCCTCCCGTCCGTCCCGCCGGAGCCCGCGACAGGATGCGGGCGCCATAGATCGGCGCTCCGATAACGCCGGCGGATGGATGCGCGGTTCGATTCCGCGCTCCGGCACGACATCCAATCCAATCCCAAAGGAGGCACACGATGCCAAGCAAGACAGCCAGGCCGGAAGGCGAGCGGTGGTTCGAATGGCCGCTCACGCCGACCAGCATCGGCATGACGGCGGCCGAACTTATCAGTGAATTGTATGAGACCGTCACCGCGCTCAACCATGACCGCAGCTGGAATCTCACGCTGGTCGCTCCGGCGCGCTTCGGAGACATCATCATCGACCGCGAGGCCGGATGTCTCCGCGCGAAATGCGCGTGGAAGACCAAGGACCCCAGCCAGCTCGGCCCGGCGCCCGCCGGATACGTGAGGGGAGAGTGACGCCATGGCCATCGGAGAGACCGTCATCACCATCGTCGGCAACATCACCGCGGATCCGGAACTGAGGACCACTGGCCAGGGCGCGCAGGTCGCCAGCTTCACCATCGCCAACACGCCACGCCAGTACAACCGGCAGACCGGCCAGTACGAGGACGGAGACGCGCTCTTCCTCCGCTGTTCGGCATGGAACGACCTCGCCCAGCATTGCGTGCGGTCATTAGCCAAGGGCATGCGCGTCATCGCTCAGGGCAGACTCCGACAGCACTCGTATCAGGCGCAGGACGGCACCAATCGGACCGTCGTGGAGCTGCAGGTCGACGAAATCGGGCCATCGCTGCGGTACGCGACGGCGCAGGTCGCCCGCATCAGCCGCCAGGGCGGTCCCGTCTACGGCAACCCCGCATCGCCGCAGCCGACCGTCAACACCGGCGTCGGTGGCTGGAGCCAACGGCCGCAACAGTCGGCGCAGACACAGCAACCCGCCGCGCCGCCGGCCGATGATCCGTGGGGCGCGCCGGCGGCCGACCAATCGTCATTTGGGGACTTCGGCAAACCGGATCCGGAACCGGAATTCTAAAGGAGGAAGCAATGAAAGCCAGCGAACAACAGGCGCTCATCCCGCAGGAAGCGACACCTGACACGCTCATCGACCTCATTGGCAAGACGCAGCAGGTCACCAAGGCCGCGGCCGTCGTGCTCAAGGCATGCCGCAACGTCATGGACACCAAAAACAAGCAGGAGCACATCGACAAGTGGGGCGGCATCCACGCCATCACCGAAGCCGTGTACGACTGCGCAGACCTCGCTCAGCGCATCCTCGACGCCGGCCTGGCCATGGAGAACATGTGCGCGAAGCCGGCCACGTCACGGCAGATGATCCTCATCGACGACCTGCGCCGCAGTCTCGACATGGACGATGGCGACGTGGAGGCGACCGTCGATCCGGACACCGGCGAGATCGACTGAACCACAGGAAGGAGAAGAAGAGATGTGGTTTATTGTCGACGACCAGATGGCCGACGACAGGCGCATCCGCCGCCTGCCGCTCGCCACCGTGGGCCTGTGGGTCAAGCTGTGCGTCATCCACTCCAAAGGCGTCTCGATGCAGGCCAAGGACCCGGCGGCATACCCCGGCCACTTCGACAAGCTCGACCTCAAGGACGCCGGAGGCACCATGAAACAGCTCCAGCAGCTCATCGACTCCGGGCTTATGGAAGAGCACGATGGCGGATGGCGTCCGGTCTACGCGGAAGGCATCTGCAGGGAGCCGCGAGTGTTGACCGAAGAGCAGCGCGAGGCGCGCAGAAAGGCCGGAAGCAAGGGAGGACGCCGCAAGGCGGCCAACCAGAAAGCCAAGCAGACGTCTGGCGACTTGCCGGAAAACAGCCAAGCAAACGGAGAGCAAAACAGTAGCGAGACAGGTAGCAAACCGTCTAGCAAGTTGCTAGAGGACAGCCAAGCAAAAACATGGCATAAAACCGATACCGATACCGATAATCCCTCTCCGACCCCTCCCGCCGGCAAACCGAAGCAACCCGCCACGCCGGAATCCGGCTTCGACCATTTCGCCGAAGCCTATCCCGGATCCATCGGCGCGAAAGGCCGCAAGACCGAAGCCGAAGCCAGAGCCCTGTACGCGGCCATCGCCGGAAACCCCGTCGAACTCACCCGACTCCAAACCGCGCTCCGCCGCTACAAGCACGCCGTCAACGACGGCCAAATCCGCAGCGGCCACATCCCACGGCTCAACACATGGCTCCGCGACCAATGGGAAACCTGGGCACCCGAGCCAATCTCGCCGCCGCCAAGCCACAAGCACACCTGGAACTGCGAACACGTCCACCAGCTCATGGATCCACACGAGGACGCATACGACCACACCGGAAGCCTCCGCAACGGCAACCCAAGCGAATGGTGGAAGGCATGCCAGGCGTGCGCAGACGAACTCAACAACCAAGAAACCAGCAAGGAGAAGCAATGAGCAACTACCAAAGCAACCAGATCAAGCTCATCAACACGAGCCTCATCGACCCACACCCGGACAATCCACGCAAGAACATCGGCGACGTGACCGACCTCGCGGCCAGCATCAAAACCAACGGCCTCCTCACGCCCCTCAGCGTCGTACCCAACGGCGAGCGCTATCGTGTCATCGCCGGCCATCGTCGTCTCGCCGCATGCAAGCAGGCCAGCACCGGAGCCGTGCCGTGTTTCGTGCTTGACTTAGACCCGTTGCAGCAGTTGGAGGCCATGGTCACCGAAAACTGCCAGCGCGAACAGCTCACCGTCCTCGAGGAGGCCGACGCCATCCAGGGCATGCTCGACCTCGGAGCCACCACCGCCGCCGTCGCGCACAGGCTCGGCCGAAGCGCCGACTATGTGCGTGACAGAGCGAAAGCGGCGAGCATCAAGGCGGACGTCAGGAAGACACGCGACGACTTCGACCAGCTCACCATCGGCCAACTCATGGCCATCGCACGATACGACGGCCAGCCGGACCGTCAGGAACGCCTCGCGCACGCCGCGGGGACCTCGAACTTCGACTACATCCTCCACAACATCGAAGTGGAAGATCGCCGGAGCCAGTGGTTCGCCGATGTCTCCGCGCTCCTCGCCACCGGCACCACCGGTCTCAACGTCATCGAGGATCCCGGAGAGACCTTCTCGGATTCCGAATGGCATTACTCCGGCGCCATCTTCCCCGCCGCGGGCACTCCGGAAGAAACCATCGAAGAGCTCCGCAAGCAGAATCCAGACGCGGTCTCCGTCCATGAAGCGACGCAGACGATATACCTCTGGGATCGTCGTGATGCGGCCGCCGAAGCCGAAAAGGAAGCCCAGCGAGCCGCCGAACAGGCCGAACGCGACGCCCGACAGCACGTGCTCGAGGAATACGCCGCCACGACGGCTGACAAGCGCATGGCATGGCTCCGCGGCCATCTCCATGCCATCAAGCGCGCCAAGCTCATCGAGACCACGGCAAGGCTCGGACTCCTGCAGACAATTGACCCGGACCCGACCGGCTTCACCAAAGACCTACACACCTGGAACGACGCCGCATGCGCCCGGGAACAGTTCGCCGCCATCGCCGGCATCAAACCGGAACAGGCGCTCGCGGAACTCCACACGCACCTCGACTCACCGGACTGGCCGACATACGCGGTCATGATCCTCACCGCCAGGATCGAATGGTTCATCAGCCCAAATGACTGGGACTGGAGTGGCGACGACAACGTCAGCCGCCGCATCCCCGGCTATTACCTGATCCTCCAAGACCTCGGCTATGAGCCATCCGACGACGAGACCGAACACCTCGACCAGCTTGTTGCCGCCATCACGGAAGAAGACGAGGAGGAAGACGAATGACCAAGGAACAGATCAACAGACTCGCCCAACTCATCACCGACACCGCGGAAACCGCGGCGAACATCGAACTCCAGGCGCTCGCCGGCGGCAAGGCCGATAACGGCATCGCCGCGATGGCCTCCGGACTAAGAACCAACTGCACCTCATGTCTGGTGCTGGTCAACGGCCTGATGCAGGAAGGAGCGCGTTGTGAGTGAGTTCGAGGACTCGAAGCGCATCGCTTTGGAACGCCAGGGCTGGCATTGCCTGCGCTGCGGGACGAACATCCACGATCCGGCTCGCTGGCCTGGACGCTCCGGCCATCACCGTCAACTGCGCCGCGCGGCGGATCCGGATGTGAGGCACAGCCCAGTCAACATCATCGAGCTGTGCGGCAGCGGTGACACAGGATGCCATGGTTGGGTCCACCAGCATGTGGCCGAGGCGGAGCGACTGGGATTGATCGTTCCGCTCGGCGCGGATCCTCGTGATGTACCGGTGTTCGACTGGGAAGGCCGGTGGACGCTGCTGAACATGGACGGTACCGCGACACCGCTCACGCAGACCGAAATCATTCTCCTCCGAACGAAAGGAAACCAATGATGAGCGAGGAAAAAGCCAAAGAGGACATGCTGCTGTGGATGGATGTGGAGACCACGGGGCTCGACCCGGACCATGACAGGATCCTCGAGGTGGAACTGCGTTGCACCGACATGAGAGGCGTGCGGTGCGTCGGAGGTTTCCGCCGCGTCATCGGACTGGAAGGCCGCAAGGCATCCGTTACGGACGGGAACCTCGAGGCGTGGCGCATGCACTGCGCCAACGGACTGCTCGAAGACGCTCTCGGCGGCGGATATACGGAAGAGGCGACGGCGAACGCGCTCGAGGAATACGTCGACAGCCTCGCGCAATCGTTCACCCTCCATCCGGCAGGCAGCAACCCGCAGTTCGACCTCGACTTCATCGGCCGACTCTGCCCGAACCTCCCGCTGCACTACCACCGCATCGACATGGCCACCCTCCGCGACAGTCTCGAAGCCGCCGGCTGGGATGTGAAACCGGAAGAGGAGACGCCTATTGCCAGCGCACACCGCACCGGCACATGCCTCGACCGCGACATCCGCCAATACGCGCGCATCATCCGCCACCTCTCCGAACATCCGGTCCGATACGTCGCCACGGAAGCAGCAAGGTGATGGACATCGCAGCAGTGATCCTCCTATGCGCCGCCATCCTGATCGGCTGGATGGCCAACAGGCCATGAACCGTACCAACAACGAAAGGAACCTCGGAATGAAACAGACCATCAACCGCATCTCCAACCGCGTCGGCGACTGGTTCGCCCCGCTGTTCGCCCTCACCGCGCTGCTGCTCGTGCCGCACGCCATCATCAGGCCGGTCATCGGCATCGGCCTCCACCACTGGATCCCCATCCAATGGCTCGCCCTGCACGCCATGCTCATCATCCTCACCCTATGCGTCGCGCTCGCCGCCTACATCATTGCGGACCTCACCGCGCCGGAACCGCCGGAAACATACTGAAAGGAGCCATCATGGCAGACCAGGAGACCATTCCGATCGGTCTGGAGACGCAGAACAAGGTGGCCGAGGCCATCTACCTGCGCTGGTATAGCAACGGCCGCCGCCATCCACGCCCATGGAACGAGATGCCCATGGAGGACAAAGAGCCATGGAGACGCGTGGCCAAGGACGCCATCAGAACGTTCTTCGCCTCTCCCGAGTTCCAGACGCTGCTCGACGACGTGTACGACGAAGGCTACGAGGCGGCCGAAAAGGACACCCAAGGCGAAAACGAAGGCGAGGAGCCGCGGTGAGCATCAACGTCCCGCTGCATAAATGGCGGTCGGCCGACCCGGTCATCCTGATCGGCCGCCGCTGCATCGCCCAAACAGACCAGGACATCATCATCGACGGACGACTCGAACTCATCCGACATCCGGACGGCACCGCCAGCCTCCGCTTCCAGGGCATCGGAAACGACATCATCGACCACGATCCGAACACATGTTCCAACAGCATGGGCGACGGCATCAGAAGCCTCGCCATCTACGGAAAGGAATGAAATGCACCACACAGACACCGTCAGAATCGCCACCAACCCACGCAAATGGCGCAGACCTGCACCCTGCCCGGCATGCCGCAAGTCCCGGCCGCTCATCCTGACCCTCGGCACCATCTACAACCTCCGAACCCGCAAACCGGTCAACACCATCTACGGCTGCATCTGCCCCAACTGCCGGCACAAATGCATCCTCCACGTCGACGGCAAAAACCTCAACAAAGCCATCCGCCTCTGGAACCACCACGCCAGCCACCATCAAAGGAACGAACAATGAGAAACACCATCTGCGCCACACTTACCGCCATCACCCTCACCCTCTGCATCGCGCTCGCAGGCTGCGGGAGCGCGTCGGAGCCTGCCGCGCCGGCGCATGCGGTCAGGTCCATCGAATCGCAGTGCTCTGCCTGGCGTGGCGACTTACGTGAATGCGTCATCACTCTGACCGACACGAGGAAAGTGGACTGCGTCGTCTACTCGGGCTACCAGAAGGGCGGCCTGTCATGCGACTGGAGCCATGTGAGCGGTGCAGACAAGGAGCCACAGTGAAAATCTGGTCGCAATGCGGCGCCGTATGTATCGCACCAGAGGACGACGAGGAACGGCAGGCGTGCGAAATCGCCGTCAACGCCCTGCTCAGATGCTCGGCGGAACACGACAAGGAAAAGGAACAACAATGAAAGACAGTGAAGCAGACATCGCCATCGGCGTGCTCAACAAACTCATCGACCAGGAACTCGAAGCCGTCCGCGCCGCGACAAGGGACGGCAATACCCCCTTCGGCGGCTACGCCCAGACCCGACACAACGCCTTCCTCTACGCCAGGGACGAGATCAGGAAGGCGCTCGCCGATGCCGTGGAGGAAAGGGGTGCGGGGAATCCGTTCCTGCCGCAGCGTGACGAATTGGTCACGCAGGACATGCATACCTGTGATTTGTGTGGCAGGCGGTGCTCGAGCCCCGTCTATGCCGTGCATCTTGCCTATATGGATCAGGCGAAGACCGCCTCGGAGGTGTGTGCCGACTGCATGTGGCGGCTGAAGTTCAGTCCGGTCCGGACCATCTCGCTGGATGCCTACCGTCTTTTCGAGCAGTGGCGCCTGTCCCAATCGGAGGCTGACGAATGAAAGACCGGACTCCGCATCTGTGCCGGACCGCTCTCGGCACAGCCATCTGTGCCAGCAATGGCATCGGACCATCCCAGGATGCCGACCGCCAACGGCGTATAGAGCATTGCGTCATCTGCGGCAGGTGGTGGAAGATCCACGCCGTCTCGCCGTACCTGACCATCTGGGCCGAAGTGCCAGCCTGGATGATCTGGCTGTCCTGGCACAGGATCTGGGAGACCGGCCATAAATCATCCCACGGAAAGGAACCGGAACAATGAGCGAGGAAACACTGGAACCGCCGCTCCCGCCTATCGACGCGAGAACCGAAGCTGCGGCCGAACGCCTGTTCGGACTCAGATTGGCGCTGCGCAAGGACTCCACCGAGATCATCCACGAGGAATGGCAGACCGCACCGGAATGGATCCGCCAAGGATGCCTCCGTCAGGCCATCGAAGTGCTCACGGCCGCCGACCAAGCGAAACCTGCGAGCGCCAAGGCCTCCGGCTACAAGGACCGTATGCGTGTCGAATACCGTGAGTTGACCGCTCGTGCCGGCAGGCTCAGGGACATGCTGCAGCGGTATGCGGATGGCACGCTCGACTTCGAGCCCGTCTGTCCGATCGGCCTGTTGAGCAGGCAGCTTGACGTCATGGACGAATACGCCGGTCTGCTCCGCCATAGAGCCAAGATCGAACACGTCGACCTTGAAGAACAGGACTCCGCCACCGAATAAACAAAGAACCCGACCTTCCGGCCGGGCTCTGGCATTACCACAAACCAGACTACCACGCCGGAGGGAATCGAACAAATGTACGAACCAACCAACGAATCCCAACCAACCACCACCAACACCACAACAAACACCAGCCAAACAACACCAGCGCTCGCCGGTGTGTGCCTCGTCTGCGGCGGAGGATGCGCTGTCGGCGACACCATGTGCGCGAGATGCGATGGGCTGATGCGCGGCTGGCTGCGGGAATATCCATCATGGTTGGATTCGCTGCATGAGTTCCTGGACTCGACCGCGCACTACGGAGGCCGCCAGCCTGGACGCGTCAACCTTCCAGCCGCGCCGACGCCAATCCGATTGCCGGTGCTCGACCACATGCAGGACATCGAGGATGCCGCGATCGCACTCTGGCGCCGGTTGTACGCTCCGCCCGCCATGCCTTGGGCGACCTATGGCGTGCATCCGCCGCTGGTGGACATGCTGCGTGTCTGCGCCGGCAGTCCTCGACTGCGCTGCATGCCTGACATCGCCGACTTCTACCATGAGTGGGAGTCGATGGTTCGAAAGACGCTGGACATCATCGACGTGCCGACTGCGAAACATGGCATCGGAAGATGCCCGAACCCGCTGTGCGGAGTCGAATTGACAGCGGCGGTCGGCGCGGTAAGCGTTGCATGTCCCGTGTGTGGCAACACTTACCTTGTGGCGGATGTGCGGTTGGGTTTTCTGAGGGAATGCGTTCGGTCGGGACGCGCGTTCACGGCGGGGGAGTGCGCGGAACTGCTGCGCGAATGCGGATTCCAGTGCAATGCGAACACGATTCGCTCATGGCGCAAGCGCGGCAGGCTCCAGCCGGTTGGTGAAAACGTGAAGGGGCAGCCGTTGTACAGGCTTTCCGACGTGCATGGACAGGTCGTGCGGCGCGACTCGATTTGACAAAATCGAAAGTGCAACGCACAATTGTCAGTGGATTAGAGGGTTCAAACCGAAGACATACGGTTTGAACCCTTTTCATATCTACCTTGGATTCTCCTAACTGGGTTACGTACCCGTCCTGTCCGAACGGCATATCGGACACGCTCCACCCACCCACGTCAGAGTGGGCATACACCAACAGCGGCAGGCAAGCCAATCCCGCGTTTACGTGATGCGGTGATGCTCAAACCGCCTGTCCATGCCTTCGTAGGAATCAGTGGCAGATCGTACCGGCCGCGAGTCTTTACTGGATTCTCTTCCTTGTGGCCGCGTGTGGACGCGGGTTCGAATCCCGCCGAAGGCACCTATCCCACCTGACCTTGGTGGACGGATGGTGGCATATGCGCAATCAGATGCATTGGAACAGCAGCGACAGAAGATTCAGACTGCCCGACGATTGGGAGAGCCGCAGGGCCATGGTCAAGGCTCGGGCGCATGGACGCTGCGAAGCGAGGATTCATGCGAAGGATTGTGATGGAATCGGAACGGATTGCGATCACATTATTCCTGGAGACAACCATTCCTTGGAGAATCTGCAATGGTTGAGTTATGCTTGCCACAAGGCGAAGACGGCGCGCGAGAGCGCTGAAAGGAACAGAAGATACAAGAGACTGAGAAAGCATCCGAATGAACGTCACCCTGGCCTGATCGGCCGCTGACTGAGGTGTCGATACCGGTGGGGGAGGACTCCGCCGGCGCCAAGGCCCTAACCGCCGATAGCAACTCAGGTCGTACGTACGCTTCTCCGTCCCGTTTTTCGCGCTTCGACGTTTTTCCATCGTTTCATCGAGATGGTTCCGCATATCCCTGTTTTTGCGACGTACGGGCATGGCACAGCTTTTCGCGACGCCTTCCACGTTTTTCCGGACAAACGTTTTTTACTGATGTCACGAAATAACAAAAACGGTTGAAAATACTGGCATACAGCGTTTTCTGAGAGAAAAACAAATATAATGGGGAGTATGAACACCTGCGAAACATGCGGAATCGAGCTCCCCGAACAGACCGGTCGCGGCAGACGCCGCCGCTACTGCTCCGACGCATGCCGGAAGCAGGCCAACCGCAAAAGGCTCAACCCTCCGGCGCGCATGGCATTGGTCGACCGATGGGTCAGATGGCGCAAGGTGGTCCGAGGCGACGGAACGACGAAAATCCCGCTGACGATAGACGGCGCCGTGGCGTCCAGCACCGATCCGGACACGTGGAGCACGTTCGAGGCGGCCGAGGCGTCCACCGCAGGCGACGGACTGGGCTTCGCGCTGGGCGGTGGAATCGCCTGCATCGACCTCGACCACTGCTACGACTCGCGCGGATACCTCGCCGACTGGGCCAAATGCCTCATCGCGCCGGTCGAGGGAAAGACATGGATCGAGATAAGCCCCGGCGGCGACGGCCTGCACATCTGGGGACTGATGCCGGAACGCGCCGGAATCAGGGTGCGGGGCATCATGAACGCCGAAGCCTACAGCCAAGGACGCTACATCACGGTCACAGGACGCACGTTCCGCGATTCGCCGGCCAGACTGGCCGACCTCACGTTCCTTTTCAGCCTGCTCGACAGACTCGGATGACCTTACGAAGGGAGGAAGCATGGCCAAGGACGCGGCCTCCCACCGTATGCCGGCCGGACTGATCAAAAACGGCCGCGGCCAACGGCTCTGGCGCGACATCACCGCGAAATGGGAGCTCACCGAAAGCGAGTACCGCACACTGGAGAACGCCTGCTACACCGCCGACCGCATCGGACGCATTCGCAGGGCCCTCGGCGACGAGCTCACCACCGAGGGAAGTCAGGGACAGCTCGTCGTGCACCCGCTCCTGCCCGAACTGCGCCGCGACGAGACCCATCTGGCCGACCTGCTCAAACGCATCGACATGCCGGAACCCGAGGAACAGTCCGAGGACACCTCGGCGGACGGCGGCAGATCCAGCCAGATGCGCGCCACCGTCAACAAACGATGGCACGACAGCAAATGGGAGAAAGCCTACGGCTGATGGCAAGACTACGCAGCAACCTGAAGGCCGCCGCGTTCATCCCAAGCCGCGAAAGCGAGATCCGCGAGATCTCCGACTGGTATCGGGACATGCTCGCCGACGAACCGGCGCCGCAATGGAACACTGACCCGATACTCATCGGACCGACATGGCGCCGTGACGAGCATGGGTGGATCCTTCCGCGGGTGACGCTCGGCTGGCAGTTCCTCGGATGGAGCGGCTACTGGCTTCGCGACTCATCCAAAGGACTGCCGTGGAAGTGGACCAGCGAACAAGCGCGTTTCTGGCTGTGGTTCTGGGCCCTGGACGACCACGGACGCCCATTGCACGACAACGCCGTGCTGCAGCGGCTCAAAGGCTGGGGCAAGGACCCGATGGCGGCCGGAGGGGCATGCGGCGCGTGCTTCGCCCCATTGACGTTCGACCATTGGGATCCCGAGAGCGGAGATCCGGTCGGCAGGGACGAGCCGAACGCGTGGGTGCAGGTGTGCGCGGTCAGCCAGGAACAGACCAAGAACACCATGAAGCTTCTGCCCGGCCTCCTGCCGGCGTCCACACGCAAGTACTACGGCATCCAATTGGGCAAGCTCAACATGTACGCGATGGGAGACAGCCGGCAGATCGAGGCGGTCACCAGCTCGCCGTTGGCGTTGGAGGGCGGACGTCCGACATTCGTGATCCGCAACGAGACGCAGAACTGGAACTCGTCCAACGGCGGCAGCGACATGGACGGCGTGCTTTCCGGCAACGCGGCCAAACGCGAGGAGGGCGTCGCGGTCAAGATGCTCGACATCTGCAACGCCTACCGCGATGGCGAGGACAGCGTCGGACAGAGGGTGCGCGAGGCATGGGACGGAACCCAAGGCGACCCCGACAGCGACGACGAGGGCAAGCGTCCGAAATACATGGACTTCGGACTGCTCTACGACTCGTTGGAAGCCGCGCCGGACAGTCCGATGACCGAGGACACGATAGGCAGGGTCATCGAGGACGTGCGCGGCGACAGCACCTGGCTGTCCATCGAACGCATCAGCAAGGAAATCCTCAACCCGAAGAACCCGGTGAGCGAATCCCGGCGCAAATGGTACAACCAGTCCACCGCGCCGGAAGACGCGTTCGTCACCCACCAGGAATGGGACCAGAACGAACATCCGGAGCTTTCGCTCGAACACGGTGAGCGCATCAGCATGTTCCTCGACTGCTCGCTCAACGACGACAGCACGGCGCTCGTGGCCTGCCGCGTCTCCGACGGATTCGTCAAACCATTGGGCTTGTGGCAGAAACCGGCCGGTGAGCGAGGAAAGGACTGGCGCGTGCCCAGGGAAAGCGTCGACGACGCGGTGCGCGCGGCGTTCCACGCGTACGACGTGGTCGGATTCTTCGGCGACCCCAGCCACGTGCTGGACTCCGAAACAGGCCTGAGATACTGGGATGCCCTGTTCGACCGGTGGCACCGCGACTACGGGCGCCGGCTCAAGACATGGGCCGTCCCGTCCGGCCGGGACAGGCACGCCGTCATGTTCGACATGATCAACACGGACATCCAACGTAGGTTCGTCACCGCCGTCGACCAGGCGTACACCGACATCGCGGAGGGAGATTTCCCCCACGACGGCGACGCCAGGCTGCGCCTGCATATGCTCAACGCCAGACGCCAGCCCACAAGGGTCGGCATGAGCATCGCCAAGGAAAGCCGCGAGTCGAAACGCAAGATCGACCTCGCGATATGCGCCATCGGAGCGCGCATGGTCAGACGCGAATACCTGAACAGGAACTCCAGAAGCGGAGGAGGACAGCTATGGTGACCACCGGCTACGACAACGAGAAGCAGGCGTTCGAAGCGCTGAGCACGCTGCTCATCCCGGCGTTCGACAACGAGACGCCGAAACTCAACAGAATCGACCGCTGGTGGCGGTGGAACCCCAAGCCCATCCGCCTGAACGCCGGGGCGACCATGGAACACCGCATGCTGCGCGACATGGGCGAGACCCCATGGCTCGGCCTCGTCGTCACCACGCTCGCCCAGACCCTCTACCTGGAAGGCGTGGACTCCGAGACGCAGGACACCGGGGACGCTCAACGCTTCTGGGAGCCATGGCAGCGCAACCGCATGGGCGAACGCCAGATCGCGCTGCACCGCGAGGCCATCGCCTACGGCACCGCATACACGGCGGTCCGGGGCGAGGAATCGTCGGACGAACTCCACGCCCGCATCGACTGCTGGAGCCCCCGCGACGCGATCGCCCTCTACGACGACCCCGCATCCGACAACTGGCCGCAGATCTTCATGCGACGCCGCAAACTCGACGACCATGCCGTCGAATACCAGCTTTGGGACTCACGGAACATCTGGACATGGCGCAAGACCGGCGGCACATGGCAATTCGACGGACAGACGCCACACGGCGTGACCGCGCCGGACGGCAACCCGGTATGCCCGATCGTCAGATACTGCAACCAACGCGACCTGCAGGGCCGCGTGCCCGGAGAGGTCGAACCATACATCCGCATGGCCAGCCGCCTGAATAAGGACAACTACGACCGCATGCTCGCCCAGCACTACAACAGCTGGAAAGTCAAAACCGCCACCGGCCTCGACATGAGCGGACTGACCGAAGCGGAAAAGGAAGCCAAAAAACTCCAGATCGAACACGACAGCGTCCTCGCCGGAGGCATGGACGTGAAATTCGGCAGCCTCCCCGAAACCGACCTCGCCAACATCGTCGCAGCAAAAACCAGCGACGTCGAGGAACTCGCCGCCGTCAGCCAAACCCCGACCACGGCGTTCGGCAAGATGACCAACGTCGGCGACGCCGGCATCGAGGAATCCAGAGCGGGCTTCTACGCGAAACGCAACGAACGCCGCCGCGCCTTCGGCATCAGCCACATGGACACGCTCCGACTCGCCTCAGCCGCCGAAAACCGACCCGACGACGCCGCCAACTTCCACCTCTTCCCCAAATGGGAAGACACCGACACAAGAACCATCAGCCAAGCAGTCGACGCACTCGGCAAAGCCGTCCAAATGCTCCACGTCCCCGACCAACTCGTCTGGGACATGATCCCCGGCATCTCCAAACCACAAGCCGACGCATGGCGCGAATACGCCGCACAACACCCCACAGCCGACGACATCGCAACCCAAATCCAAATCGGACAACTCAACGGAAACGGGGCATACGATGGCATCAACAGCTAAAGGCACCCTCCTGACCGACCAGCACCGCAGACGACAGGTCGCGCTCGCCATCACCGCGGACAGCCAGATGCGACGCGTGTGGGACAACACCCTCGACGTGAACGACCTCGACCGCACGCAGCCGATCTGGAAGAAGGCGATGCTCGACCTGCTCGGACAATGGTGGAAGGTCAGCGCCGACACGGCCGCCCAATACCTGCCTCGCTTCCGCAAAGCCGAGACGGGCGACGGCGACATACAGGTCGGAGTGCCCCGCTTCAACCGGAGCCAAACGGGGAAACAGTTCGAATGGGGAGGCGTGGCGAACATCCTGTGGCACGTGGCCATGGGGCAGACGCAGGAGGCCGCGTACGCGGCCACACGCGAACTGTTCATCGGCATGTTCCACGAGGCCGTGCTCACCGGAGGACGCCTCACCCTGCAACAGTGGGCCGCCAAGGACGCGCGCGCCATCGGATGGCGGCGCGTGTCCGACGGGCATCCATGCGCGTTCTGCGCGATGCTCTGCAGCCGCGGCCCCGTGTACACGAGCGAACAGAAGGCCCTGCGCCGCCAGACGGACGGCGAGAAGTTCCATCCGCATTGCGGATGCACCGTCGAAGTGGTGTACGGCGACTGGAACCCCTCCGACAAGGAGAAACAGTGGATCGACAACTACTACGAGGCCGCCGAAAGCCTGCCCAAAGGCACCGCGAGAACATACGACCAGATTCTGCCGGTCATGCGCAGGACCGGAGACTACCGTGACTCGCATAGTTACAGAAGCACGCCTGAATACCGTGCGAAAATCAGCAAGGAACGCGCCGAAAAACGCAGGGAGGTCCTCAGGAAACGCGAAACCGAACTCTCCAAGGTCCTCGCGCATCCCGGAAAGCCGATGAGCATCACGCAGGCCGACAGGGGAACGTCCAATCCCGGATTCGCCGACCACAAGTGGGGATGCTCCACCAACTGCCAGTCGTGCGTCGTCGCATATGACGCCCGAAGGAAAGGCTACGACGTCGAGGCCAGGGCGAGGACCAGCTCAACGCATGACAGACTGTCGGAAAACCCGAACAGCATGTGGGTGGACCGCGCGACCGGGCTGCATCCACGTATCCTCGCCGTAGGCAGCCCGAACCGCGGCAATGTCGTTGACAGGATCGAACGGCATGTCGGCATCGGCCAGCGCTGGTGCATGCATTTCGGATACACGAACCAGCATGCGCAGGGCCACATCGTCATCATCGAACGCCCCTCGGCACGCGCCAACGGAGGCGAACCCGTCGTCATAGACCCGCAGAACGGCAAAATATCCAGATTGGATGACTACCTCGATAGGGATATCATCGATGTGAGAAGCGTGCGCATGTTCCGTGTCGACGACAAGGACATCGTCAGGGACCACGCGTACGAGATCATCAAACCGAAGAAGGCGATGCGACGATGAAAACAAGACACGAACTGGACAAGGCCGCCGACGAATTCGCCAAGCATCACGGCGTCATACTGCACGAGCCCGAAGGAATCTACGGCGGACTGGCACTCTACTACTACACCTGGCCGGGAATGGCAAAAGGCGGATGCTACGGCCCGCCGGCATACATCCTCGTCAACGTCGAAACCGGCGAAGCGCAGTGGGAAGCCAACACGGACCTCGACAAGTACATCTCCAACGAGGTCCGCAGAAACCTCAAGCCAATGCCGGAAGCCTAAAAGCCGAACATCACATCTTTAGCCCATCGGGAAGCCCCGACGGGCTTTTTTCATGCCCGCAGGACGGGCGGCAGCAAAAGGAAGGAGCCCACAGTGGCAGACGACAACCAGCAGGACAGCAACGTCCAGAACGAACCCGACGGCACCCAACAGTCCGAACCGGACGCGAACAACACGGAAGGACAGACGGACGGCCAGCAGGAGCCGCAAGCCCCATGGGAACGCGAAGGACAACAGTTCGACCCAGCCACCGCATGGAAACTCATCCAGAACCTCCGCGAGGAAAACGGCACCCTCAAACACAAGAACGGCGAACTCGCCGACAAGAACCGCGCATACGAGGACGCCAAACTCACCGAAACGGAGAAAACCCAACGAGACCTCGACGAAGCCAACCAGAAGATCGCACGCCTCGAAGCCGACAACGCCTGGAGCCGCGCGCTCGCCGCTCACCCGCGGTTGACGGCCGAAGACCGCGAACTGGTGGGAGAGGGAACCCCGGAGCAAATCGAGGCGAGGGCGGCGAAGCTCGCCGCGCGATACGCCGCGCAGGCCACGGCGCAGCAGAAGCCGGATCTTCGCAATCCGGCGAACCGGGCGAAGCCCACGGGAGGAATGGACCCGACCAAGCCGTCGCGTCCGTCCGACTGGATGCGCGACGCCTTCGACAACAACGACTGACCGCCATACAAGGAGCAGACAATGGCAGACAATTTCAATTCCAGCATCCAGCGCAACGACCTCGGACAGGCCCTCATCCCCGACGAGATCAGCCAGGAGATCATCCAGACCATGCCGGAGAAGAGCGTCATGCTCACCCGCGCGAAGCGTATGAGGATGAGTACCAAGAAGAAGACCCAGCCGGTCCTCGCCACCCTTCCGGAAGCCTACTGGGTGTCCGAAGGCGGACTCAAGGAGACCACCAAGAGCGGTTGGGAGGACGTGAACATCACCGCCGAGGAACTCGCGGTACTCGTCCCGATTCCGGACTCCGTACGCGAGGACGCGTCCATCAACCTGTTCGAGACCATGAAGCCGCTGATCGCCGAGGCGTTCGGCAAGAAGATCGACCAAGCCGCCATCTTCGGCGTGGACAAGCCGTCCACGTGGGGCAATGACATCCTCGCCGGCGCGAAGAACGCCAAGAACACCATCACCCAGGGCACCGGCAAGGACCTCGCCGCCGACGTGGCGTCCCTCGGCAAGACCCTCGCGAAGGAAGGCTACGCAATCAACGGCTTCGCCAGCAAGCCCGGCCTCAACTGGGAGCTGACCGAACTGCGCGACGCGAACAACCGTCCCATCTACACGCCGAACCTGACCGACAAGCAGCCGGCCAACCTGTACGGATACCCGTGCAACGAGGTCCTCAACGGCAGCTGGGACGATTCCAAGGCGGTGCTTCTGGCCGCCGACTGGTCGAAATTCATCGTCGGCATCCGACAGGACATCACCTACAAGGTGTTCGACCAGGGCGTCATCTCCAACTCCGCCGGCGCCATCGTGTACAACGCGATGCAGCAGGACAGCCAGATCATGCGAGTGGTCATGCGCGTCGGCTTCCAGGTCGCCAACCCCGTCACCCGCGTGGCCAAGAAGGGCACGCAGTATCCCGCCGGATTCATCGTCCCGGCCGCGGCGCCTCTTCCGAATCCCGCTGACGGGGAGGCGCATGATGGCGCGTGAACCATTCGCCACCATCCCGCAACTGGCCGAATGGCTCGGCGAGGACATCGACGAGACGTCGGCCGACGGCAAACGCGCCGCCATGGCGCTCAGATTCGCATCCAACCGCATCCGCGCATACACGCGGCGCGAATGGTCCGGACCGGACCTGCCGGAGGACCTGCAGGACGTGTGCATCACCTGCGCCGGCCGCCTGTGGAGCAATCCGAACGCGGAAACGCAGTGGACGCGCCAGATCGACGACGCCATGGACGGCGGAAGCCGGAAGGTCGACGAGGCCGGCGCCTACCTGACCGCCAGCGAGAAGGAGACGCTCGACCAGCTCGTGGCCGACCAGTCCCCGGCCATCGCCGGCCTCGGAATCCTGCACTCCACCAGAAACGAATCCGCCAACACGGACATGAGCCGGTATTGGACGGACGACGAGGACGGCGAACCGTTCCTCATGATGAAGGTGACGGGATGAGCAACAGGACGCTGACGAGAATGCGCCGATGGGCGGAAAACCTCATGACCGACCGGATACGCGTCACCGCGCCAGGAACGATCACGGTCGACCCGTCCACCGGAGCCGAAACCGTGTCCCAACACGTCGTCTACGACGGCAAGGGAAAAGTGCAGACGGCCGGCGGCATCGCCGGACAGCAGCACAACGTGAACGGCGACGGCTCAGTCGGAGCGTTCATCCCCGAATGGGGCCTCTACCTCCACCTTCCCGTCACTGCCACGACGCCGCGCGAGGGATACGAGGCCATGGTCGTGGAATCGGCCGACCCGGCACTCGTCGGACGCCGATACCGGCTCGTGAACATGCAATCCGAAAAGACGCACGCCACCGCCAGAAGATGGAACGTGCAGGAGATCCCGATGGAAGGAGGCTCATAGTGCGCATCGACTCCCATGAGCTCGACGAACTGGCGAGAAAACTCACCGTCGCGAGCGTCCGCGCGCCGATCAAAGCGGCCAACGCCGTCAAGAAAGGCGCGCAGAACATCAAAACCGCGGTCAAAGCGGATCTCGCGTCGAGCAGCCATTCGAGCTTCCGCCGAATACCCATCGCCTACGAGATCAAAACCGAAGGCATGAGGGTCGAGGCGGACATCGCGCCGGTCAAGACAGCAGGCGGCCTCGCCAACATCGCGTTCTTCGGAGGCGCCCACGGCGGAGGAGGCACCCACCGCTTCTATGAACACGGCGAACAGGAGTTCGAGACCACCGCCCGATACGTCGAGGAAGCCGGGGCAAGCCTATGACCGACTACATGAAAGTCAGGGAATCCGTTCTCCGGCTCGTCGGCGAGATCCGCGGATGGGACGTGTACACGGACGGCATCGCCCCAGCCGGCAAAACCCCACCATGGGTCGTCATCGGACTGACCGAAACCAGCCGAACGCACACGGAAAGCCAATCCACCGACCTGCACATCGGCAGACTCGACATCCGTATCGTCGCACGAAGCCAGACAAGCGTCGACACACTCGCCTCGCATCTTACGGAAAGACTCGACGGAGCCCTCTCCGACATGCAGGGATTGTCCCCGCTTATCGGAGACGTGGACACCGGCAGCACCCCAAGCGACCTGACCGACCCGGACACCGGCACGCCATACATGATGCGCGTGCTCACGTGGCGGGTCGGCTGGCCGGAAACACAATGAAAGGAAACACCATGCAGAAAGTCCCAGCACATCTCGGAGACGGCGAATTCCGAACCATCATGGTCGAGGAATCCGGCATCAAGGACTACACCAACCCCACCGTCACCGAACTGAACGGCTCCAACAACCTCGACCTGAGCCCCTACCTGTCCGCGACCGGCTGGCACCTCACCCACAGCCAGGACATGATCGACGACGACCGTGAATCCTCCGCGACCGTCGGACAGATCCCCGGACAGGAAAAATTCACCGACGGCAGCATGGACCTCATCGACAACGTCAACACCACCGACGCGAAGGAATACAACAAGGCCGTCGACGCGCTCACCTGCGGCAAACGCTGCTGGATCGTCCGCCGCCGAGGAAAGACCGTGGACGCCCCGTTCGAGGCAGGAGACGTGATCTCCGTGTACCTCGTGACCATCGGCATCAAAATCCCGGTCGCCCACAGCATCAACAGCCGCCAGATGAGCACCATCAACTTCAGTGCCGACCCATGCAGCAAGGAAGAAACCATCACCGTCACCGCAGCGGGCAGCAAGTAGTCCACCACAGCGCCCCGCGCATCCGGGTCCGTCCGACACGGGGCGCCACCAAAACCGAACGGACCAACAAACAGACAAGGACAAACACATTGAAAATCACCATCACCCGCCCGACCGGCCAACACCGCATCATCACTGACATGCAGGCACTCGCGGAAAGCGTGCGCCTCGGTAACAGGATCATCGAGCTTGATGCCACGGCGGATTCGACCGAGGCAGAGGCGTCCGAACGCCGCAAGGAGCAGGACGCCATCCGCAAGCAGCTGGACTCGTTGTTGAAAAGCGTCGAACACAGGACGCTCGTTGTCACGCTCCGCGGCCTGAATTCCAGCCAGTGGGCGCAGATCACCCTCAAAAACTCCAGGACCGTGCAGGGGCGGGTGGTCAAGGACCTTCCCGCCATCGCGAAGGAAGCTGCGCCGCTCATGATGGAATCCGCCGAATGGGCGGACGGCGATGATGTGGAGTTCACCGGCGAGGAGTTCTCTAATCTCATCGATTCGATGACCGACAGTCAAGTCAATGCACTCATGCAGACCGTGCAGGAGCTCAACACCCCGGTGGTCGAAATCCCAAAAGAGTTGACGCGGCTGGCCTAGCGGACCGGCTCGAGCATGCGCCGACCCTGATCAACGACCTGCGGTGCGCGCGACGTCTCGGCATCAGTCTGAAACGATGGCTCGGATGGATGCCTTCGGAGGATGATTCCATCGAATGGGATGAGACCGAACGCGACTGGATGCGCGCGCTTGACATGTACGAGAAACTCCATGAATGTCCGTTGTGCGGACTGAGCGTCGACCTGTGCCACGACCAGGGCAAGGTGGACCGGCTGTTCGCCGGAGCGCAGGTGGAGACCTGCTGGATCACGTTCCAGCGAGAACGCGCCATGCGCAAATACGAGGAATCCGGCACGGTGCTCGCCCCGCACGCGCAGACCGCGAACCTCATCCCGAGAAACTAGAAGAAGGAGATGCCGACGATGGCGTTGAACGAGAACATCATGATCCGCCTGTCGGCCGATACCTCCAACTATTCCACGAAGATGGCCGCCGCGAGCACGCAGGCGGAGAAGCTCTCCACCGCGTTGGAGAAGCCGGGCAGCAAATCCCGCATCGCCACGAATCTTATGGCGGGAATGGGATTGGCCGCCGTCGCTTTGGGTGTTTCGGCCACGAAGATGGCCGCGGACTTCGACCAGAGCATGAGCACCATCCAAGCCGACCTGCAGGCATCCGACGGCGACATGCAGAAGCTGCGCGCCGCCGCCATCCAAGCGGGCGCCGACACCGTCTACAACGCGAACGAAGCCGCCGACGGCATCGACGCGTTGGGCAAGGCCGGCCTGTCCACCACGGACATCCTTTCCGGCGGCCTGTCCGGAGCGTTGAACTTGGCCGCGTCCGACGGAATGCAGGTCGGCGAGGCCGCAGAACTGATGAGCACCACGCTCAAGCAGTTCAACCTCGAGGGCTCCGACGCGGGCAAGGTCGCGGACGCGCTGGCCGCCGGCGCCGGCAAGGCCGTCGGATCCGCGCACGACCTAGGCCTCGCGTTGAACCAGGCCGGTCTGATGGCGAACAGCATGGGCGTGAGCATGACCGAAACGGTCGGCACGCTGTCCGCGTTCGCCAACGCCGGCATGATCGGCTCCGACGCGGGCACCTCGTTGAAGACGATGCTCCAACGCCTGTCCAACCCCACCAAGGCGGCACAGGCGCAGATGGACGAGCTGGGAATCAGCGCATATGACACGTCCGGCCAGTTCGTCGGCCTGGAGAACTTCGCCGGCCAGCTGAAGACCTCGATGAGCGGGTTGACGCAGGAACAGCGCAACGCCGCATTGAGCATCATCTTCGGCTCCGACGCCGTGCGCGCCGCGAACGTCCTGTACTCGGAAGGCTCCGACGGCATCGCCGGATGGACGAAAGCCGTGTCCGACAGCGGGTTCGCGGCCGACGTCGCGTCGAAGAAGAACGACAACCTCAAGGGAGACATCGAACAACTGTCAGGCAGTTTCGAAACCATGATGATCAATCTCGGCGAAGGCTCTCAAGGAGTGCTCCGCAACCTCGTACAGGGATTGGACACGCTCGTCAACGAATTCTCGTCCCTGCCGGCCCCGGTCCAGCAGGGCGCGCTCGCCATGACCGCCGCGGTCGGCGGCGCCGTCGCATTGCACAAGGCGTTGGGGCCGTTGGAGAAAACCTCCGGCACGGCCGGCAACGCGATCGCCATGCTCATCGACCCGATCCAGCGTGCCAGGACGGCCGCCCCGCAACTGGCCGAAGGACTGATGCAGGTCGGCTCGTCCATGGCCGCGGCCATGAGCGACATCGCCACCGGAACCATCACTCTCGGCAAGGGTGAGACCGCGCTCAACGGCTTGAAAAAGGCCGGTTCCGGCGTCATCGACCTGCTGGGAGGCCCATGGGGCGTCGCCATCACGGCGGCCGCGATGGTCCTGGGAACGTTCATCTCCGAACAGCAGAAAGCCGAGGAGCGTGCCACGCAGCTGTCGACCGCACTGCAGGACGGAGCGTCGGCGGCTCAATACTATGAGAAGACATTGGCCGATTCCAGTGGGGCGAAGATCACCGACAATTGGCTTGGCAGGCTCACCAGCGGATACGATAACGTGTGGCAGGCTGTTGACAAGGTCGGCATCAAACACGCCACATTCATCAACGCCATCAAGGGAGAGAAGAACGCCGTCGGCGAGGTCAACAAGGCGATCGAATCCTATCGCAAACAACTCACTGACCAGGGCAAACTGGTCACAGGCAACGAATACCGTGTCATCTCCCAAAGCCTCACGGAGCTGCAAGGCAACTACAAGGCCAGCGAATCCGCGGCCACGGACTTCGCCCAAGCCGACAAGGAAGCCACCCAGGCAAGCCTCGACAAGACCGGAGCCCTCCTGACAGGAGCCGACGCGGCCAACCAATCTGCGGCCAGCTCGCAGGATGCGGCCAGCGCCGACGACATCCTCGCCGAGGTGTTCGGAGCGACCAAGGACGCCGTCAGCGACACGGCAGGAGCACTGTCCGAAGTCATCGACGCGATGGAAACCTACTACGGGTTCGCCATCAGCTCATCCGATGCGCAAGTCGACCTTGCGGACAAGATCGCATCCGCGAACGACACCATCGGGAAGAACGCCAAAACCCTCGACCTGACCACGGAAGCAGGACGCAAGAACCAGAGTGCGTTGAACGACATCGCCGACGCGGCGCTCAAATGCGCGAAAGCGCAAGCCCAGAACGGAGACAGCCTCAACGACATCTACCCGAACATCGACAAGGCGCACGACGCGTTCACCAGTCTCATGCAATCCCTCGGCAAAACACCGGAGGAAGCCGAGGCCGCCGCACAATCCTACGGCCTCACCCGCAAAGCGGTCGACGACCTCGTCAACAGCCTGCAAGCCACCCCCGACTCGAAAACAATCGAAGTCACAGTCACCGGCGACGCCGTTGCCAAATTCGAACAGGTCAAACTCGCGGCCAAGGAGACACCGGATGGCAAGCACGTCACCATCAGCGGAGACAACACCGACCTGATGAAAAAGATCGCCCAAGCCGCAAACGCGGAAATCGACCCGAAAACCGGCACCCTCACCCTGGACAGCGACCAGTACATGATCGCCCTCGCCATCGCGAACGGAGCCAAAATCGACGACAAAACCGGCTACCTCAAAGGCGACAACTCCGACGCGATGAACAAATTCCTTCAAACACAAGGATGGAAACTCAACGACAAAGGATTCATCGTCGCTGCCGACGGCTCACCCGCCATGAGCGTGCTCGCCAACCTGAGCAACTACCAGATCGCCGACAAATACTTCCAAATCCACGGAAGCTACGTCGACGAATCAGGGGGCACATACTCATCCAGCGGATACCGTCCGAAAAACGCCACAGGCAACATTCCGACAGGAGCCACCGGCGGCCTCTACGACGGCAACCAATTCAGATACGCCAACGGAGGCTACGCCTTCAACGGCTACGTCGACCCGAAATGGGCGCCAGGCACCGCGACCAGCGACAGCGTCTACCTCGACAACGCACGTATCGCACGAGGCGAATACGTCGAGAACGCACTCGCCACGAGCTACTACGGCACCGGAGTCATGGACGCGCTGAATCGTCGGGCAATCCCACGCGAGGTGTTCTCGAAGGTTCCCGCCGCGCAGACCGTCCCCCAGGGTCGGGCCATGCAGCCATCGGTGACCAATGTCACGGTCAACGTTGCAGGGTCGAAGAGCCCGGAGGTTGTGGCGCGTGAGACGGTGGAGATCATCCGACGAGAGCTGGGGGTGAGGCAGTGAGGATCGCTTTGTCGCCTCCGATGGACAGTGGTCTGGAACCCGTCGTATTCGTGGATGGCAGTCCGCAGAACCGCTTAGCCACGTTGCATGATCCGTTTGAGGTCACGCTGGCAAGAAACTCGACGGATGGCTGGTATACGGCGGCCGAGGTACGGGAATCGCCGACCGATCGTCCGCAGGCGGACGGCGCCTACTGGCCATCCAGAATGACGTTGAAACCGCGCGTGGTCACAATCCGCGGCCGTGTCGTGCAGCACGACGGGTCAAGCTCGCTCGAACTGGCGTTGCTCAACGACCGGCTCAACGCGATGGTCGGCCAACGCCTTACCCTCCAAGTGGAGGACGCGCTCGGGCGACGGCAATCCGACTGCTATCTCTCGAGCCAGATGAGCTGGTCGAGCGATCTCGGCGTCACGGACGTGACACTGATCGTCACCTGCCCGGACCCTCTCAAATACGGGCCGGAACAGTCGTTCCAGGCGTCCTCGTCCACGTGCCTGGTCGTGAACGGCGGCAACGCGCCGACATGGCCGCGGGTCAGGATCGACGGGCCGGTGAAGACGCTCAAGATCCGGCTCTCCGACGCCGGCGCGGATGGCTTGGTCGTCTGGCAGGGGGACGAGAAGGACGGCCTCGACCTCGACTTCCGCGACATGGTCCCAAGCCGCGGCACCGTCACGGACGACCACGCGTTCCCGATACCGCCAGGCACGCAACGTCTGACGGTCGAGACCGGAAACATCGACGCGAAGGCCGTGGTGTTGCTGCGGCCGGCATGGAAGTGAGGAAGCATGGAAGCCGCCGAAATGCACGTGTACGACATCACCACCGGCAAACATGTGACGCGCCTGCCGTTCACCTCGTGCTCGTGGCAGGAATCCCGCAACCGCGAGGGCGGCATGAGCGCCGAACTCGCGATGACCGACGTGCTGCGCGATATGGGGGCTCGGGGACTGCTGCAGCCATGGCGCGTCATCATCGCCTACCTGCCGGCACAAGGGCCAGCTCACGCCGGACCGCTGACGTATGTCGAATGGGCGGCTTCCGACCGCAAAGTCACCCTGACCGTAGGCGGCGGTCTCACTCTCCTGACGAAACGCCTTGTCATCGGCCGTCGGCTCGTGAAAGACTGGCGCGACCACAGCGTCGTCGTGGACGAGCAGACGCCAGCCGGCGACCTCGCGCTCACCCTGCGCGGCCCGTACTACAGGGACATCGCCTGCCAGCTGGTCGACGAGGCCCTGCAGTGGGGCATGCTGCCGATCACCCTGCCCGGATTCGTCCGCAAGGGCAGCTTGACCCGTACCTACTACGCGTGGGATCTGGCCACCGTCGCCGACCGGCTCACCGATCTGACCAACCTCGAGAACGGCATCGAGATACGCTTCGCCCCTCGCATCAGGGACGACGGATCCATCACATTCGACTTCACCGCGACCGACCAGACGCTGGCCGACCGGGCAGCGACAGACCGATGGAACGCCGTCATCCCGGACAGCCGGATCATCCTCGATTCCCTCACCGACGACGGAGCCGACCTCACCTCGCAAGTCTGGCTCACCGGCGGCAAGGACAACGACAGGACGCTCATGTGCCGGCGGACCGCGGACAACCTCACCGGCAAGGGCTGGCCCCTCATGATGGGCAAGGACACCGAACACACCACCGTGTCCGTCATGAAGACCCTGCAGTCGTACGCCATCGCCGACCTGCAACGGAACGCCTTCCCATCCGAAACGTTCAAGCTGAAGGTCGGCGAGGAACACTGCCCGGAACCAGGCGACCTCGTGGACGTGCACGTGGCCGACGACTTCCTCGGCGACACGCTGCTCCAATTGAAGGTCACCGACGTGTCCGGCACGTCGGATTCCGACTGGGTGACGGTCGAAGCTCAGGAAAGGAGCTGACATGTCCGATGATGAAGCGGACGTCTCGACGGACGCGTCCCAGGGGACCGCGCTGTGGCTGGGCGACGGCACGTGCGCCGGCGGCGGCGCGTCCGACGCGGCGCACCGGTATTCCACTCTCACGAGCAAGGCGCTCGGACTCGTGGAGGCGAACCACGCCGCCACGGGCGTGGGGTTCGCCACGGAGCCGGACGTCGGCTCGCAGGTCGACGCGGCCTCGAAGCTCGGTTTGGCCGGCGTGGCGTACGTGTTCCTCATGGCCGGCATCACGGACTCCTACGATTCGCTCGGCAGCATGCGCTCCGCCACGGCCGCCGCCGTCCGTGCGGCGGCGAAGGCATGGCCCGGGGCACGCGTGGTGGCCGGCGTCGCCCCCGGCTGCCTGACCGGATTGGACGACACCGCGCTCGAGAAAATGGAGCTCGTGTGGACCGCGATCCGCCTGGGCGCCGAGGACGCGGGCGCGCTCGTGCGCGACGGACTGTGGAAGGTGTGCGGCAGCGACCCCGCGCTGTGCTCGTCTGGAAGGCTGCCGAACGACGACGGGCACGCAGCGCTCGCGGAGTCCATCGAGGCGTCGGTGCGCGAGGACCAGGGAGAGCCTTTGGACCAGCCGATCGCGGATCTGACGCGTGTTGTCGCGTCGGGCGGCGGGGACTGGCTGTCACGCTCCCTGCGGGAGTCCAGGCGGCGCGAGGCCGAGAAAAGGGAGGCGAACCGTCCGACCGGCACGGAGCTTTCCAACATCACGTCGAAGCTGGAGGACGTGACGAAGGGGCAGGCCCTGATGCAGGCCATCCAGCAGCAGATGCTCGGCCAGCTCAAACGACAGCAGGAAACGCTCGAAAAGCAGCAGAGGCAGCTCGAGACCCAGCAGGACCAGCTCAAGCAACAGCAGGACCAGCTCAAGCAGCAGAGCGACCAGCTGCAGCGGCAGCAGGAGACCTTGACCGGCATCGTCGGCCAGCAGGGCGACACCGTCGAATCGCTGAAGTCCATCACGGCGCAGCTCGCGTCGCAGCAGACGAGGATCCAGCAGACCATCACGAAATGCTATGGGGAATTCGAGAACCTTGCTCAGGTTCTCGGCGGACAGGGAATCATCTACAGTCCGATGTTCCCGCCCTCATGGTGACAGGAAGGAGACGCGGCATGGGCGTGGTCGGCAAGAAGATAGTCCAACTGGACATCCGCCTGGTGCGAGGGGATTCCGAACGCGTGGGCGGCCGGTGGCGGCAGAGGTATCCGGACGGGACCGTGAAGGCGGTGGATCTGAGCTCGTGGAGCGGGACCGTGGAGCTGCGCAGTCCGGATGGTTCGGAGTTGTGGTATTCGCGCGCGTGCGGGGAGATGACCGCTGACGGGTATGCGATCGCGGACATCCCGCCGTCGGCGTTTACGGACGCGGTGTGGTCGTCCCGACGGGCCGGCCAGTGGAAGGTCACGGTCACGTCGTCGGACGGCGGGACCAGGCGCACGTTGGGCTGGGGATATTACGCCCTGTCGGATTGATCGGAAAAGGAAAGGAGTCTGATATGGCTGAGCAGATAGTCGACATCATGGAGGCGACCATGCCCGCCTCTTCGGATGTGGTCGCCGCCGCGCGATCGGCGGGCGGCGCGGCGGGTTTGGAGGCGGGTCGCACGGCGGCCTCCGAACTGGCCGGGGACATGCGTGACCGTCTGAACGCCCTGTCGTCCCGTTTGGACGTGGTCGTCGCGTCCGGGTCGGATGGCGGGGACGTGGGGACCGAGTTGAGGGACGTGCGCGTGGGCGCGGACGGGACAACGTACGGGTCGGCCGGCGAGGCAGTCAGGGCGCAGGCGCGATTGTGTGTTTCGGTGAGCGAGGCGTCGGCGTCGGGCGTGTCGGGCGTGCGCGTCATATTACACAGGGGCGAGGTACTGGACCCCAACGGCATAAGATTCAACCCCGTCGCCGGGGTCCTATGCTACGTGACTGACGTGGTCATGGCGTCGGCCGGCGAGGAGTACGTGTACACGGGATCGTCCGACGGCGCGCCGTCCGTATTCTTCTACGATTCGCTGATGCGCAATATCGGGAGCGTGAAAACCGATAACCCCAACGGGGAGTACGTGTTCCAAGTGCCGGGTGGCGCCTCGTACATGCGTGCCCAGTCGTTCGCATGGACGGATTCAACCTCGGACGTCACGCTGTCGCTGCGCGAGAAGGACGGCGAGGCCATACGGTGGATGCTGGACGGCAGGTACGCGACCGCGCTTAACGTCGGCAGGGTGTCGGACGTCGTCGGCGGCGTCCTGTCCGACGTGGAAGGCCTGGCGTACGGGCGTGGCTTTCTCCTCGGCGACGAGACCGTGCTGAGCCCGAGGTACGACGAGATGACGTCCGGCGCGTTCCTGAACCAATCGGGCGGTGCCACCACATTTGACTCTGGGTACACGTCCGACTACATCGATCTCGACCTGCTCGGAGACGCGTACGTCACCGTGAGGACCATGGTGGCGTATGAGTCGCGCGCCGCCGCGCTCTACAATCGCGACTACGAATTCATCCGCATCCTCGGCGACAACGAGGACACGAGTGAAATCACGAGCGTGGAATTTACCGTGTCCCTGCACGAGTGCAGGAGGATCGGTGGCGCGTACATACGGTTCGGGTTCTTGGGATACATCGTTCCGGATGCGGACAAATTCCAGGTCGTCTCGACGGCTCCGGTGGCACTCGGCGACTACATCGATTCCAGGAACGTGGCGTCCTATGCATCGAACGTCCTGTACGGAAAGAAGTACGTCGCCTGCGGTGACAGCTTCACCGCAGGCGCGGGACTGACCGGCGACGACTATGACTACGACCTCGGGACCGTGAAATCCTATCCGTGGTGGATTGCCAAGCGCAACGGCATGACCCTAGTCAACGAGGCCATATCCGGCAGCGACTTTACGAACATCGAAGGGGCGAACAACCCGTTCTCCGTGGAACGTTACCTAGCTGTCCCTAACGACAGCGACTATATCACGCTCATGTTCGGCCTGAACGAATACAACTTAACCGCCGAACAGATCGGCTCCAGACAGGACACCGACAACACGACCCTGTGGGGCGCGTACAACACCGTGTTCGAACGTTTCCTGACCGACATGCCGTACGCGAAGATTGGCGTCATCATACCGGACGCGTGGATGACCGAGACATACGCCGACGCGATCAAGGACATCTGCCGATACTGGGGAGTGCCCTGGTTGGACCTCAAGGGCGACCCGTCCGTGCCCATGGGAATCGGCGGACGCAACGGGATCGACGTCAGCCCGCGTGCTGTGGAACTGCGCAACAAGGCGTTCAGATTGTCCGACGCCGACGCCCACCCCAACGCCAAGGCCCACGAATACCGGAGCACCATCATCGAACACTTCCTCAGAACCCTGTAAGGAAGTATCGTGTACCTCGTGGAGGTGGTGATGCCGGGTCGATGGCGACGTGACCGCGAAGATCATGGACCGCGCGACCGGTGCTGGAAGATCGACGCGTACGAGAATCGCCATCGACCCCGGCGCCATCCGGAGCAACGAGGGATGGACCCGGCTCATGGGCAGCTTCCCGCTCGACAAACCCGACCGATAGACGGGGCGCGTCCCGTCACACGGCGTTCTGGTACCGGCCCCACAGGTAAGGTCTCGACGCGTTCCTTCCCGTGACCGTCGGGAGGACGAGGGTGATTTTCCCTGTCTCGTCCCAGCCCATGCGTGACATGGGCGTGATGTCTCCCGCGCGGTCGGGCAGATAGGTGCTGGATTCCGTGTCGTAGAGCACGAACCCGAACGGCGGTATGCGGATGAACGCCATGTCGCAGAACGTCCCGTCGTCGAACAGGACCCGCATCCACCCGGAGAACACGCTCTCCCCGTCAAGGTCTGGGAGGGAAGCCATGTGCAGCCGGTAGCGTGCCGGGGTGCTACCTGATGCCCGGACGCCACTACGAATACAAGGTCAGCGGCGTCATCGACATCGACCTGAACATCTGAACGTCCAGTCACGCGGCGTCCGGTACTTCAGCGCCGCGGCCGGCGAGATCGCCAACCCGCCGGCCGACGGGCCGATCCCTGATTCGACTGGATGTTCCGGGCCTCACCGATACAGGTGAGCCCGTTCCGCTTCACGGACGGCTGATGGGACGACTTCGGACGATCCGGACGGTGGGTTCAGCGCAATCCATGGTCCTATCGTGGGCATATCGTTCTCGAGCCGTTCGCTGATGAGGCGCGGGATATCGTCTTCCGCGGTCCCGTGGGCGCACAGCAACGCCAACTCGCGTCCCGTCGAGGTCAATGAGTATCCGGACATGAAGCAGACGGTGTGCCTCTCGCTGTTCCATACCTGTCGTACGTCGCCGTTGACGATGATGGCGTTTGGGCCAGGTCGGAACACGATTTTCCGCCCGGTCGACTGGGTGACGAGCCCCGCGTCTTCAAGGACCGTCCCGCGCGGCAACGGGAACCCGCCATAAGTCCTTCCTTTGCCGTCGACCTGAGCCAGCAGGGGCACGGCATAGGGAGGTTCGCCTTCGCAGCACACGTCGAAGCACCAGGAGCACAGTTCCCGGAAACGCTGGGCCTCAAGCAGTGACATGTTGTTCAACGTCGTCAATGTCCGTTTCGAGAACGTTCCAGGACGGTTGATCTCACCGGCCAGCAGCTGGGCCCATATGGCCCGCACCTCGTCGTCGTACGCGTGTGAGGCGCCGTCCTCGAACGCGTCCCACCAGTCCGGCTGGAGCCGGTCGACCCCGGACGTGTCCACGTTCCCGGCGCGGCACGCGTCCTCGGCCATGCGTCCCACCGTGTTCAGGTTCTCGAAACCGTTGACCGTGCGCACGTACTCCCAGGCCAGCGCGTGCTCCTCCTCATCGGACAGCACGTCGTCGCCGAACAAGCGGCGCGCGTCCCCGACGGACTTGCGGAATATCGCCCGCTTTCCGCGCGTTCCGTCCCCGGACCGAACAGCCTCGCTGATCGACGTGACCAGTTTCGAAATGCCCGTCGTCGCACGCTCCACACCCTTGCCGGCCGATTCCACACCTTCGCCGATGGCCTTCACCTGACCACCCGGCGTCAACACGTCATCACTCATACCTCAGAGCATACGCCGAAAGGAACGATCCATGACCCCTCCATCCGGCACCCCCTTGTGGGCGGTGATCCTGATCGCGATCGTGCCGAGCCTGGCCACGATCGTCGTCGCGGTCATCCAGTCGCGGCAGATCCGCGGTCTACGCGACCAACAGTCGGCCACGAAGTGGGAGATCACGAACGACCATCAGGCGCCGTTGCGCGTGGACATGGACGAGAAGCACGAGAAGGTCATGGACGCGATCGACGGGCTGCGTGACGCCATGAACTGCGAGTTCAAGACGGTGAACGAACGCGTCGCCAACGCCGAACGCGAGCACCTGGAGCTGCGCGAGGACATCCGCGAACTGAGGAGGCATCGATGATCGTCATCGTGATGATAGTCGCCGTAACCGTCGTGTTGATGTTCGTGCGCGGCGGCGACGACCGCTGGTAACAGCCAGCCAATCAGAAATTCCGCCCCGCCCAACCGGGTGGGGCTTTTCCATATCCATCAACAGTAAAGGAGAGGAATGAGCATCAAGAACAAGAACAAGCCGGGCCTGGTGACGCGGATCCTCGCGGTCGTCGTCGCCGTGCTGCTCGGCGTATCGCCGGCGACCGCCCTGGCGGATGCGGGCGTGGATGTGAGCAACTGGCAGGGGTGCGTGAACGCGGCCGCGTTGAAGGCGGACGGCGCGGACTTCCTGATCGCGAAGGTCACGGAGGGCAACGGGTACACGGATCCGGTCGGCGACTGCAACATCCAGGCGGCCATCGACGCGGGCATGTACACGGGTGCCTACCATTTCGCCCGCCCCGACCTCGGCAATTCGCCGGAGGCCGAGGCCGACTGGTTCCTGAGCCAGACGGTCGGCTACCGTGCGCAGCACGTGCTGCCGATCCTGGACTGGGAGCCGGGCGGGGCCTACAACGGCTGGACGTGGTGGGCGAAGCGCTGGCTGGACCGCGTGCATGAGGTGTGGGGCGTCAAGCCGCTCATCTACATGTCGGGATCCGTCGTGACGTCGAACGACTGGAGCGCGGTGGTCGCCGCCGACTACGGCCTGTGGCTCGCAGCCTACCCGAACGGGTACGCGGCCGAGACCATCCGCGAGGCCGGCTCGCCGACGTGGAGCACGGGCCAGTGGCCGTTCGCCGCGGTCTGGCAGTACACCAGCTCCGCGTACGGTGGCGGCATCGGCCCGTTGGACGCGAACACGTTCTACGGGGACGCGAACACATGGGCCGCCTACGCCGGTGGTAATCCGGCGCAGCCCGACGGCAGCGCCGTGGACATCACACCATCCGGCAATACGGGCGGGACCGCCCAGACGGACACCGGCAACGCGGGCGGCTGTGGCGGCTCCTGCGTGACCATCCGGAGCGGACAGACCGTCAGCCAGTTCTGGAGCGACTGGTGGAATGTCACCGTACCGTCCGGTGACCCGAACCGCGTGTATCCGGGCGACGTGGTCTGCCACAACGGCGCCACCGCCTCCGCCAACGGCGGGTCGCGCACGTACGTCGTGCAGAGCGGCGACTACCTGTCCGGCATCGCCTCGCGGCTCGGCATCAGCTGGACACAGCTCACCGGATACCGTTCGGGCAATCCCAGCCTGATCTATCCGGGCGAGGTCCTCTACTACTAGTCCATCATGGCCCGCATCCGTCACTGGTGCGGGCCTCATATTCATAAGGAAGCAGCAATGGAAGAAGAAGCCACGGGATACCTCATCCCGGACAAGGCGTACGACGCGCTCAAATGGCTCGCGCTGATCGCCCTGCCGGCGGTCGCATGGCTGGTCGGTGTGGTCGGCCCCCAGTGGGGATTGCCGCATTGCGGTGAGATTGTGACCACGATCAACGCCATAGGCGTGTTCGTTGGCGCGTTGATCGGCGTGAGCCAGCTCACGGCGGCCAAGCCAGACGATTCTGGCGAAAAATAATCATTGCCACCGATTCGGCGGCGACACTTGACAGAGCTTCGCGTCGAGTTTGACGGCTGTTAAGTCCATACGGAGTTGCCCCTCTCTCAGCTATGGCTGGGGGGAGGGGCGTTTTCTTGTTATTCGGCGTGTTTGCGTGGTCGTCCGCCGCCGTCGCGGCGGCCCGGTGGTTTTGTGCGAATACCGTCCGGATCACGCTCACGGCGAGACGAATGTCCGCCGTCATGGGGTATCGTTGCAATCGAACTTGAGACCCGGACCTGCTTTGCTGGTGGGCAGGGTTTCGGGTTCGAAGCGTGTGGCTGGCTGCCGCAGGCATCCGATGGCGAGTCGATGCGCCATCAGCGAGAGCTGGATGTCTCGCCCAACGGCTGGGCCAGACGGTTGAGACCAACCGGAGCCGTGACCCTTCCCGCGCAAACGGGACGCTAGTCATGCAGAAGACTGTAAAAAGATCAGCCACACGGCTTCGGAGGGGCGCTTGGTCGGCGCCCCTCTTTTAATTTTCTGGGAGGATTCCGGGCGTGAACGTGACCGAGGCGAAGCGGCGGATGCTTGGCGAGGCCCGAAAGGCAGCCCGACTATACGCCAATCTCGTCGGAACGATCACGAGAATCGCGTGCGACGACGGGATGACGCTGGACATCCAATGGAAGGCCTCGAACTTCGCCCACCTATGCGGCCTGGAATACTACGCCGACGACAACCGCACCCGCAGACTTCCCGCCCGACGCCTGTACACCGACCTCCTGTCCGGCCATGGGATCTCGGTGAAAAGGGTCGCGCCCACCGGAGACGCGCGATGGCTTGCGAGGAAGACCGACGTGATAGCCAGCGCATTCGCACTGAACGACGCATCCATGGTGGTCGAATCAGGCAACAGCCGGATACGCCTCTACATGGGAAACACAGTCTGGTGCATCGGCCTCGGAAGAAGCGGAGAGGACGGCCCCTACTATCCGCAATCCCTACGCAAGGGGAACGCGGCCAAGGAAAAAATGCCAGGAACCCAGATCCACCATGTAGTCTCGATCAAATACCTGAACACGGCACAGTGCCACCCATCGATCCAAGACTGACAACATCCAACCTCCAACAACAAAACCGCCCCGGCGCTCGTGGATGAGCGCCGGGGCGGACGTCACTCCGCCGGATGCTTGCGCGGCCTGCCACCGCCGACTCCTCGGCCCGGACGGTTGGCGTTCCATCGGTCGATGGTCTCTGGCAGCCAGCCGCGCGTGCGGCCTATTAGGGCGTCCGGTTGGGGGAGCTTGTAGGCGCTGACGGCGGCTGTGCTGATGCCGAGGCGCTTGGACACGTCGGTGACGCTCAGGTATTCGATGGTCATGTCAGTCCTTCCTTCCGGCGATGAGCGCGAAGACGGCGCTGACGATGGCGCATCCGGCGGTGAGCGCGAACGGCCAGCCGAACCATGCGCTGGCGGCGGTTCCGAGCGCGAATACCGCGCTGACTATCGATTCCGTTCTCATGATGTTCCATGGCATAATCGGAGGTATGGGGTTCCGGCCCCTACGACTGGCCGGAACCCTTTC